AGGTCGCCAGGTGAGATTGTGGGAGCCATACTGTCTCCTCTGGCGTTACCTATTTCTATATTTTTGAATGCCCGATTTCCAACAAGACGTCGGGCATATTCAGGATCAAGTTCTATTGAGCGCACTACATCTATCAAGTCACCACGGACATGAGTTCCATCACCGCAACTAAACTCAACATCAAGGACATTAAATACGACGCTATCTGTTCTTGTCTGGTGTTTCTCTTGCGAGGAAAAGGTTGGTGAGGAGTCTTCACCTAAGAACCAGGATTGTGGATAACCGCTAATCTCTGATAAATGCGCGAGCTTATCACTCCGTGGAAATGTTTTTCCTGTTGTCCAGTACTGCACTGATTGCGCACTCACACCTAACTTGCGGGCCAGTTGAGCCTGAGTCCATCCTTTTGCTTTCAGCATCGCGGCTATTCGATTTTCCGTGTTTTTGACGTTCTTCATGACCAAATCCTGTGGGTTTCTTTACAAGGATAAATCTTTACTTGATTTTAGTGTATTCGATCCTTTTGTAACTTGCATGTTAATTTAAACTTGATGTATTCTTGATTTATAAAGTTAATATTGGTGCTTTGTTATGGAAGGAAATGATTACGACAAACTTCGTGCATTAATTGCGCAAAATGCCATAGCGCGAAATCTTGGTGTGACGCCGCAAGCGGTGAATCAGTGGTTTTCAAAAAGCACAATTCCTGCTCGTTTCGTTTTACGAGTATGTGAAGTAGTTGCATGGAAGGTTACGCCTCATGGCTTAAGGCCAGATCTTTATCCTCACCCTGAAGATGGAATTCCTAACTTGTTACGCAAAAGCCTAAATCCAAGTTCACCACACAGAGCGGATGGAATACACGCAGGAGATAAACAATGAACACCGCAATTTTTAACGGCAAAGCATCCATGACCAGCGTTGAGATCGCAGAGCTGGTGGGAAGCCGACCAGATAGTGTTAAGAGAACTATTGAAACACTGGCTAAAAAGGGAATCATCCAATTTCCACAGACTGTGGAAATTGAGAATAAACAATCACTTGGGCCTCGCCGATTTTCTAGCGCGTATGTATTCGAAGGTGAACGAGGTAAGCGCGACAGCATCATTGTCGTCGCACAGCTCTGTCCTGAATTCACAGCTCGCCTGGTAGATCGCTGGCGCGAACTGGAAGAACAGATCCGTAAGCCAATGAGCGAAATCGAAATGGTTGCCGCGATGGCTCTTGAAGCCGTTCGCCAACAGAAACGGATCACTCAGGTGGAAGAAAAAGTCAGCCACGTTGCTGAAACAGTCGAGCAAATTAAAAAGGGCACTATTCGTGAGGGCTATGCCGGATATCGCCAACTGAAAGCAAAAACCGGTTTGTCAGATGATAAATGCCGCAATCTGGTGAACGCCTATCAAATTCCTACAGACACACATGAGTTCATGACGCCGGACGGATTGTTGTCACGTCGCGCAATTGTTGCTGTGGAACCGTTTATGGCTGCTTTTTATCGGGTTATGGAGGAAGCAGAACCGCGAGGGACTCGCTGGTATCACCCGAAAATGGGGTTATTTCAGGTTATTGGTTGGCAGCGATGAAAAAAAGCCGGGAGTAACCCGGCTCACTCAACATCAATAACGGGGAGCTGTTTCGCATAAAACGGCTCCGAAACATCCAAGAACAGTTCTAAAGATATCAGCAGCTATATGATCATTTCAAGACCAAATATTGATTCTGCAATTTCGGGACGTTACACTGTCTCCGCACCTTATAAAGCGGGTGCCGGGATTGGCGTCCTGAAATTCGCACATGCGCATAACCGCGCTTCAGCGGTTTTTTTGCGCACGTTTCCTCACATCCAAATTATGGTGGGGCGTGCAGGGGCATCGAAAGATGCGCCGGGGTCATGTGCGACCGGTTACGCCAACCCTGTACGTCTCACCACCTCTGTGATTGGCGTCCCATGTGGTGAGTTTTCAAAATTCGCACATGAGGATGTCACTATGGCAACCACCCCTACCCAAACTCACCCTAAAATTGATGTTATCCATGGGAAGGCTGTTACCTCTTCTTTGGCCGTTGCCGAATATTTCTGCAAGCAGCACAAAAACGTTATTCAAAAAATCCAGACGCTTGAGTGCTCTGTTGAATTCACTGAGCTGAATTTTCAGCCCAGTGATTACACCGATTGCACAGGCCGCAAACTACCTTGCTATCAAATCACCCGCGATGGCTTCGCGTTCCTTGCTATGGGCTTTACTGGCAAACGTGCAGCCCGGTTCAAAGAGGCATACATCAACGCCTTTAACCAGATGGAGAAGAATTTATCTGGTGCTGACGCGGTTGATATGTCAGCTGTCGCACGAAACGCCAGGGGCGTATACCTGCATTTGCGTGAAATCCATCAAATCTGGACAAGCCAGCTTTATCCAATGCTTAAGGCCGTTGAATCTCCGCTGGCTAGCAAACTGTACGACCGTGTTGGTGATGCTGTTTTTGGCGCTGCACTTGTTGATTCCAGGCTGAATGGTTCTGACAAGGAGGTTCGCCCATGATTAGTTACGAAATCATCATCTCCACTACGGAATACAGAAACGATGTATCAGTTCGCACGGATGTATCTGTCTGGCACTGTCGCTATAAATCCAGAAAAACAGCGGAACTGAAAGCGGCAGAGATGTGTGAAACCATCTCAATGAAAGGTAGCCCGGTTAAATACGTAACTACGGCGGAGGTGCGTCCATGATCCGCCACATCGTTAATTCCCTGTATCACCGATACAACCGTTGCCCCCGTGTGGGGCAGTGGTTCGCCACCAGCAACGGTCACGTTCTGCGGGTTTGCCTAGTCAACGCTGAAAGCCAGAAAGTCGTGTGCGAACTACAGGGGCGTAGCTACACCATCAGTTACCCTCTGGCGGTATTTCTGTCTGGAAAAATGTTTAAGCGTCTGGGAGGTGTGTTATGAGCATGGAGCTGATGGTGAAAGCGATGAAAATTCGTGTGGGAAATCCGTTGCGAAAACTGGTTCTGATTAAGCTGGCTGATAATGCCAGCGATCAGGGCGAGTGCTGGCCCAGCTATCAGCATATTGCTGATCAGTGCGAGATTAGCAAACGTTCTGTGATGAATCATATTACGGCTCTTTGTGAATCTGGACTGGTAAAAAAAGTTTCCCGGAAAGGTGAAAAAGGGAACTCGAGCAATATTTATCTTCTTCGTCTTGATGGTGCAAAAGATTCACCAGGTGGTAGTGCAAATAATTCACTACCTAGTGCAGCAAATTCACCAGGTGGTGCAGGAGTTGCACCAAGGGGTAGTGCAGGAGATTCACCCAGAACCAGTCACTCTTTTGAACCAGTCAAAGAACCAGTCAATGAATCAACTATTGGCGCATCCGCTGACGCGTCTGCACCAGCGCGTTCTGCCCGACAGGAATATTCACCGGAATTTGAACAGGCCTGGCAGGAATATCCCAAACGTGCTGGTGGCAATTCCAAGTCAGCAGCCTTCAAAGCCTGGAAAGCCCGTATCAGGGAGGGAATAAAACCGGAGACCATGCTTGATGGCGTGAAGCGGTATGCCGCCTGGGTACGTGCTACAGGAAATACCGGCACACAGTTCGTGAAGCAGGCTGCGACGTTCTTTGGACCCGATCGTCACTTCGAAGATTACTGGCAACAGCCAGCCGCTCACGGAGGTGGGCGACAGCGACAGGTCGATGTCCTGGCTGGCCTGGGAGCCATGTCTGACAAATTCGGTAAATCCAGTAACAAATTGACATTCTGAGGTGACAGCGATGATGACGATTGACCAACGTGAGAAACAAACAAGACTACAGGCGCGAATGGATGATTTACGGGCAGAAATGGATGAGTTACGGGCAGAGATTGCATTTGCTCAGAAGGGCGAAAAGCCATGGCCTTATCGTTCCTGCCTGATGCGTGAAGGTCGCGGATATTGCGAAAAACACGGTAAATATCGTACGCATATACTGGTGTGGATCGATCGTAATGGCGAGGACAGAGAAAAAATTTCATGCTGCCCTGACTGCTTGATCGCTGAGGCCAGTGATTTGACCATGGAACTGTCGTCCCTCAAGGCGGAAGAACTGACTGATAACGCCGGAATTGCTCTGCGTTTTCGGGACTGCGAGTTTGATAATTATCTGGAGGTTAATCCTGACGCAGCCAGAAATCTTGCGGCCTGTCGCCGCTATGCGGAGAACTGGCCAGATATGCTGGAGAACGGTACCAGTCTTGTTATGACCGGCAGTTGCGGTACCGGGAAAAATCATCTGGCGGTATCAATGGCAAAACACATCATCCGTAACTATCTGGCCAGTGTGGAGATCACCGACGTGATGCGCCTTACCCGGGCTGTGAAAAACTGCTGGCGGAATGACAGTGAAAAAACAGCGGATGACG